GATCATGGAGAAGAAGCTATTCTCTACAGATTACATCGCTGATAAGATCTTCCAAATGAGCGAAGAGCAAATCATGGAGCAAAGAGAACTTGTAGCAGAAGATGCTAAGAGAACCTTTAGATACAATCAACTTGAGACTGAGGGTAACGACCCATCTGTATCAGGTGAATCTTACGGTACTCCTCACGACTTGGCCTCTATCTACAAAGCTAATGCTAGCGGACCTGAAGATGTTCCAGACGGATATGATGAATTTAGCCAGGTTAAGAAAGATTTGGGTGGTCGACCTAAGGAAAAAGCTTCTATCTACAAGACAGATGCTTCAGCTACCGGTCGCGATCCATTGGGTGCCAAGGGTATGAAGGACATTAAACCGGATAAATTCACTTATAAAGACAAGCCAAGTGCTTATGCTTTAGAGGCTATGAAGATGGTAGCGGATAAGAAAAGGAAGAAAATGACCATTTTTGAACAAAAAATTGAGGAACCAGGCTTATTAGACGAGAAAAACATTATTGGAGAGGATATTTAATAATATTTATAGAAGATCAAGATCACATGAATTTAAAACATAATAAAATTCGAAACACCGGCATCTTATTTGAGCTATTAGTGCGTCAAATAACTACAGACACTCTGAACAACAGGGAATCTAAATCTGTGGATATACTCAAGAAACACTATAACAACACTCAAATCGCTAAAGAGTTTAAGATTTACAAGACTTTAGCCAACGCCAAAAATTTATCTGAAGCCAAGGCAAACGTTATTATTAACGCAGCCGTAGAGGCCTATCGTAAGCTTAACAAAGCTACCTTAAAGAGTCAGAAATACGCTCTTATTTCAGATATTAAAGAAAATTATAATATAGAAGAGTTCTTCAAATCAAAGGTAGAGAACTACAAAATGCTAGCTTCTATCTATATGCTATTTGAAATGGACCATTCTAGTATAGTTGATCCTGAAAAAGAAGTTAAATATCGCTTTGCGATCATGGAAGATATCTGTGCTTCCTCAGTAAAAGAAGAGAAAGATTCTATCATCGAAGAGTATAATTCATATGACAAAGGAACTAAAGCTTTGGTTTACAAGCTTTTAATCCAGAAGTTCAATGAGAAATATTCTAATCTTGATGACAATCAAAAGAATTTATTGAAAGAATACATCAGCAATATCTCTACAACAGATAAGCTGAAGGATTATATGAACGAAGAGTTCGTTAAAGTTAGAAAGGAACTTGGCAAATTTGCTAAGGCTCTTACTGACGAAGTTAGAAAAGTAAAATTAGCAGAGGTGATGAATTTTATTGAAGAGATTCCATCAAATCGTCAGATCTGCGAGAAAGATATTCATAACTTGTTATACTATTATGAGCTTATAAAAGAGTTCAAACAAATAGAAAGTAAGTAATGGAACCCGAAAAGAAAGAAAGAATAAATCGCAAAAACGATACGACTAAAAGCCAACGTAGATATCTGGCAACAGATACTGAGAAAGCAAAACATGCGTATAGTGACGTTAAATCTTCTTTCGAAGCTGGTAAAGTTCATTCTATAACATTTAAACCGATACTGCCTAATACTATAAAACAGGTATATAAGCAAGTAACGATTTATAGAAAGTTATCTGAACAAGAGTATGATAAATTAAGGAAGAATAAAATATATTTTATAATCACACCGGAGAATGTAACTGAAAATTCTAGTGATGTTTATTATATAACTCTTCCAAATATGGTTAGAGGTTTGAGACAAGGAGGAGATCATAAGTTTTTTATTGAATTATCAATTGAAAAATTTAACGCTCTTTCTGACGAAAACAAAAAGAAGATAAAAATCGAATTAGTTCCTATAAATGACATCATAGAAAAAGGAATAGGTGCGACACCTATCACTTCAGCCAATGTTAAAAATTATATAGACGCTGATAAGAAAAAAACAGCATACGTACCAAAAGCCCAGACAAAAACTGATACTGGAAAGTATGTACCGGCTGCAAATACACCTTCAAAAAGTGGGTCATATAAACCAGAAGATAGAAAGAAAGTAACAGACTTCTATCACGCTAATGAAAGTTTGGTTACCAAATTGAAGAACGCTTATAATTCTAATAAAGATCCTAACTCCGCAGATTTCAATACACCGGAATCTAAAGACAAATATAGAGCTCTTTTAATGGAATTCTTAGATAAAGTAGACGAATTCACAGATAGTAAGGAATTATTTGATGTGTTACTAGACTACACACTTAAGTTAAAAGTAAGTGAGGCTTTATTAAAACTTATTAAAGTTTCTTATTATAACAGACACGGAATAAAAGAAAATATGAAGAAAGTAAAAGAGATGTCAACAACTGGTACTGGAGCGTTTGCAACTCCCGGTGAAGGAGAAGGAATGGCTACCAAGTATGCATTTGCGGGAGCAGGTGCAGATCCTAAGAAGAAAAAGAAATTAAAGGAAGAAGCACAAACTAAAGATGATCTAGATAAAGCTACAATGATATACGATGTTATTAAGAACACCGTAATGAATATGACAGTTAAGAAAGCATTAGCTAACTTACCTAAGGTAAAAGAATTCTACATTAATTTAGAAAAAGCTGCTGGGGACATCGCCACTTTAGCAGACAAATACGAAAAATCAGATTCAGATAAGTCAAATCAATTGAGTGAAATATCGTCTAACATCATAAAGTTAGATAATGTTTTATCCAGTTTGATCACTATTTATGAAAAAGCACAATCCAATCCAATTAAATAATAAAGGGACAAAACATGACCACACAGCAATTATATCAGAAAGTTATTAACGAGCAAATGAGCAAGACCGAATTCTTGTGGAATGTTCGTAGAGATGATAGACTTACATCTATTGTATCAAACATCATGTCATTCGAAGACACTATCTCAGTGTTGAAGGGTAAAGGGCATGTGTGGGATGCTAGTCAAGAAGCTCCGGCAACTCGTCCCTTTGACTTCATTGGAACAATGAAATCATTAAACGAAGCTACCAAAAAAACAAATAAGTTAAAAGGCGGTAAAGGAGATAAGTTAGATGCTGATCACGTTAACTACCACGAATTCACTAAAGGGTGGAAGCATGAGTTAGAGCACACAGATGATATCGATAAGGCTAAAGAAATAGCTTTAGATCATATAGCTGAAGATCCTAACTACTATACTCGTCTTGATATGGTTGAATATCAAGCTGAAAAATCTAAGAAAAAAACAGCTGCTAAGAAAACTAAAGAAGGAGACAATAAGGATCATGAGAACCAAATGACTCCTGTTGATAAAAAAAAAGTTAAGTCTAACGTAAAAACTGGATTAGGAAAGCAAGAGAAAGCAAAGTCTAAAAATGCTGGTGCCAAAGTAATGAAAGGTGGTTCTGGTGAGATGAAGACTATTAAAGAAAGCTACGGTGATTTTGAAAAAGCTGTTGAAGATAAAGATCTAGAAGATATCGCTGCATTTTTTGTAGATGATATTCAATATAACAATCAACAATTCTTTGACGAATACAAAAAAGTAATATTTGACAATTTAGATAACGATGAAATCGAAGAACTAAACGGTCAAATTGATTCTATATTAGATAGAATTGGTGGATATGAAGGTCATGAAGATGACTACCACGTTGAACCTAAAGGTTTAAAGAAATCAGCTAAATCGGATACTGGTGATCTAACAGAAGAAAATGATGGTGTTGATACTGGTTTAACATATGATCCTAAACAATTGTACATGTACAAGAGAAAGGATGATAAAAACCCTAGCGCTAGACAATTAGACAAAGATGAATTTGATCACATCATTAAAGATCCTAAAACAATCTTATTCAAGAAAACCTCTGAAAAAGAATTAGCAGCAGATGGCGTTGGACTAGATGATAAAGATATCAATGTAAAGAATATAGCAGCATTAAATGCAAAATCGCAAGAAAAAGATCAACCAAGCAAATCTAGCAACCAACCTAAGAAAAATAAATATGAACCTACTAAGGCCCGTCCAGTAGAAGATTTATATTCGTACGAGATTGTTCCTAAATTAGGTGGAAAGTCTAGCGTAGTTACCATGACTAAAAATCAAGCTGACAATCTTTTAAAAAATCCAAAATATGCAGATAAATTTACAATTACTCAAAAAAGCACGCAACCTGTAGGTAGAGGCGATAATAGAAAAGTTGTAACTACATATGCCCCTGGCGTTAAAGCGGCTGACACTAATAAACCTAGTCAATTAAAAGACAGACCAAGTGCGGATATTAAAGGTATTAAATCTAAAACAAAAGAACCAGAAACAGACGATGCTGGTTCTTATGTAGGTGTTAAACGTAAATCAGAACCTAATTTAGGTGTTAAAAAAATAAAACCTACTCCTAGTATTCCTAGTGCAGCTAAGAGATGGCAAGTTATAGATAAGTCTGACCCTAACAACATAGTTGTTGTAGGAGCCGACGATGATAGAGAGAAAGCAAAAGCTATGAAAGGGAATAATCAAAACCTTCAGGTAATACCTGTTTTAGGATTGAAAACTTTACAATTAGAACCATTAGAAGAAGTTCTAGACGATACTACAAAGAAAGATCTTGAATCTGCTAACGTATCATTCATAATCCCTGGTGAAGGAGACACAGATCAAAAATTAGATGTATCAGATACAGTTAAATCAGCTGTATTCAGTAATAAAGACAACAGCTTAACTATCAACTTAGCTGGTGGCAATAGAGTAGTATTTACTCCAGATGCTGCTGGTAAACCAGTAGGCGTTTACTTCTCTAAGCAAGATGGCCAAGAAGTATCTAAGCAAGTATTAGATGTTCAACCTCCATTAACTACAGCTATCAATAAGGTGTATGCTTCTAAGAAAAAAGAAGAACCAGCGGTAAACGAAACATTAGAAAACTATATTCGTGAGCGCATTAAACAAGCTATTAAAGAAGGAGAAGAAGGTCAATATATCGGTATGATCGGACCCGATGCTTTAAAAAAAAAGCTTAAGGAATACATGGCAAGATATGAATGGGGACACCAACATTCAGGAAACCCAGCTGTAAAAGCACGTGGACAAGAAATCCACGGTATAGTATCTAAGATGGTATTTGAATTGGGAGATGATGGTGTTGCTATATTCAATGATTACGCACCTGAAGAATACCAAATTGAGAACAAAGAAGACTTGGGAAATGATCCAGCATTCAAAGTAGGATTAGGACCACAAGACCGTGATTTCAACCCAGAAGAGTTAACAGGTAGAGGCGGAAGAGTTGCAGAAGCAACTTACGACGAAGAAGATGTTAAGAGATATACAGACAAAATGGACAAGAATATTGATGATCCTAGTCTAGAGAAAGACATGGCTGATTTTGGTGAGAAAGCGATGACAAATGCTTTTGGAAACACGGCAGCTCAATCTTTAGTAGCTAGAATACTAGGTGAGTACATCTCTAGAAAAGGTGCACAAAACATCAAAAATTCAAATATAATCAGAGGATTTCACAAATTAGCAGATAAAAACAAATAACATGTCAGAGTTACTTACAGAGTATTTTCAATTAAAGTTAAACCCTCAGCAGATAAATGAGGCTGCTGGAAGCAAACCTGGAGAAGGTATGTTTCTAAACGGCGTTGTAATTCAACGTGCTAATGCTAAGAATAGAAACGGTAGAATCTACCCAGAAGAGATTTTAAAGAGAGAGATTGATAAATACAACGATACCATGGTTAAGCACAATCGTGCTCTAGGAGAGCTAGATCATGCTGATTCTAATGTTGTGAACCTTAAAAACGTGTCACATAACATTAAAAAGATATACTGGACCGGTGACGACGTTATGGGAGACATTGAGATCTTAGATGGCCCAGAGTTCCCAGCAGGCCGTATTGCCGCCGGATTGCTTCGTAGAGGCATTCCTGTAGGAATTAGCTCTAGAGGTATGGGAAGCGTAGATGAGGGTAGAGACGGTACGGTAACCGTAAATGACGATTTTGCTTTATTGACATTTGATTTAGTATCATTTGAGTCCACTCAAGGGGCTAATATGTCTTTAAGAGAGGGCTATGAAGCTAACGCCAACAAGGGGTTAAAGCACATAGATGAGATCTTAAGAGACCTAATATGCAACAACTCAGGGGTTTGCATCTGCTAAAATAAAAAATATTTTGGCTAATTTTTTTAGTTTTTGATATGTCGAGCATATTTATTGTAGAATAAACACGCCGAATACTCTTTTATTCTATAAAGAGTCGCTGAAAGAAAATCTCATTACACCTCCAATAGGCGTAAATCCAAAAACAAATTTAAGGAAAAACAAATGAAAACAGACTTGTTAAAAGAAGCTATTGCGGACGCTGATGCAATTAAAAAATTAGCAATCGAAAACGCAAAGGCTAGTTTGAACCAAGCTTTTGATTCTAAAATCAAATCCATGTTAGCTGCACGCTTACAAGAAGAAGCAGACGAAACGGAAGAATTAGAAGAAGAAGTAGAAGAAACAGACGAAGCCAAAAAACATTCATCTGAAGACGAAGATTCTAAAGAAGACTCTAAAGAAGATGCAGCTGAAGCCGAAGATGTTGACGAAATCGACATCAACAAAATCTTAGCCGAAATGGAAGATGATGAAGAAGGAACAGAAATGGAAGAAGCTAAACACGAAGAAGAGGAAGAAGAAGATTCTAAAGAAGAAGGTGAAGAAGAAACAGACGAAGCTCACGCAGAACCAGATGCAGATAATGCTGGCGGTAAATCTGATCATGATGCTGACAATGAAGAAACAGACGAAGAAGTTGACCTTAACGCTTTATTAAAAGAGCTTGAAATGGAAGAAGGCTCTTATGAAGAAGAAGGCAAAGAAGAAACAGACGAAGCTAAAGAAGAAGAAGGTGAAGAAGACATGCACGCTAAGATGGAAAAAATGAAAGAAGAGCATGCTGCTGAAATCGCTGAAATCAAAAGTCAAGCTGCTAAATTAGCTGGTAAAGTTAATGAAACCAACTTGATTAACGCTAAACTTTTATACTTAAATAAGATCTTGCATAAGCATAATCTTAATGAAGCACAAAAAGTTAAAGTAATCGCTGCTTTCGACAAAGCTACTACAGTTAAAGAAGCTAAAATCGTATTTGAATCTTTAAACGAAGCATTCGTAGTTAAGACTGAAAAATCTAAAACCAATTTGAAAGAATCTTTAGGATTCGCTTCAAAAGCTGCTGGTAACTCAACTAAGCGTGAAATAATCACAGAAGCTGACGTACAAGTTGCTAGATGGCAAAAATTGGCCGGTATAAACAAACAAATTAATTAAAAACAAAATAGAATTACAAAATGAACGTACAATCATTATTAGAATCTGCTAATCCGTATGCATCCATGATGAACGAAGCTACACGCTTAGTTAAAAAATGGGGAACTACAGGATTGTTAGAAGGTAACGACCTTGCTAAACAATCTTACGGAAAAGAGAGAATGGCTATCATCTTAGAAAACCAAGCTAAGCAATTGGTAGTTGAACAATCTCAAACTGGTACCGGTGGTACCTTTACTGTCGGCTCTGGCGAACAATGGGCTGGCGTTGCGTTACCTTTGGTACGTAAAATCTTCGCTGAAATCTCTGCAAAAGAGTTCGTTTCAGTACAACCAATGACTTTACCTGCTGGTTTAGTATTCTTCTTAGAATTCAAATACGGTACTAACACACCTTTCGGTACTAACTCACGTTTCTCTTCTGGAGATAGCATGTACGGTACTACAAACGTTAAAGACTCTGATCCTACAGGTGGTTTATATGGTGCTGGTCGTTTCGGTTATTCTATAAACGAAAATTCTGCATCTGTTAGCTATGTAATTGCTTCTGCATCTTATTCTGACATTAACTATAACACAAACTATAGTGCGTCATTAGCTGCTGGTAAATTACGTAAAATCATCATCACATCTGCTTCTGGTTCTTTACCTGGATTAGATATTAAAGGTGTTCGTGCTTTCGTTATTACTGGTAGTGGTGTTATCAATGAAGCAAACACATTTGCTGAATTCACTAGCTACGGTGCTACAAGTGGTTCTGCTGCTCCTGATACTTTATCATTCATCGTATCTGGTTCTGGTGGACAATTGAACTTAGCTTCTGGATCTGGATTTGTACACTACGCTAAGCAACCAGCTGACAATAGTCGCGGTGACTTCGAAGATTCAGTTTCAACTCCATTAACTGGTAGCAATGCTATCCCTGAAGTTAACGTTGAATTACGTTCTGAGGCAGTTGTTGCTAAAACTCGTAAGTTAAAAGCACAATGGACTCCAGAATTTAGTCAAGACTTAAACGCATACCAATCATTGGATGCTGAAGCAGAATTGACTTCAACTTTATCTGAGTACATCTCTTTAGAGATCGACTTAGAATTAATCGACATGTTAATTGAAAATGCCAACACAACTGATGCTTGGTCTGCTCAATCAAACGTGTTCTTCCAAAAAGCAACAGGTACTTGGGTACAAAACTCAGCTGGTAACAACGGTTACTACAACACTCAAGGACAATGGTTTGCTACTTTAGGAACTAAAATCCAATCAGTTGCTCGTACTATCCATAAGAAAACTTTACGTGGCCAAGCTAACGTAATGATGACTTCTCCTGCAATCGCTACTATCATCGAGTCTATCCCAGGATATGCTGCTGATACAGACGGTTCTAAAGAAGAATTTGCAATGGGTTCTCACAAAGCTGGTCAATTGAACAGCCGTTACAAAGTGTATGTTAACCCATACATGAACGAGAACGTAATCTTAATGGCATTCAAAGGTAGCCAATTCTTAGAAACTGGTGCTGCTTTCTGCCCTTACATTCCATTGATCATGACTCCATTGTTATACGATCCAAACACTTTCACTCCAAGAAAAGGTTTGATGACTCGTTACGCAAAGAAAATGCTTAGATCGGAATTTTTTGGAAAAGTTTTAGTAGCTGATATAGACAAGATCTAATCTTAAACTAAAAAATATAAAGAAAAAGCTGGGTTTATCCCGGCTTTTCTTTATCTTTATTAATAAAACTCAATTAAGTGAATTCTATGGATAAAACATATTACATATACAAGATAACATCACCATCTAATAAAGTTTATATAGGGCGAACAGATGATATGGGAGAGAGAATGGCGACTCATAAATATCTAGCATCAAGAGGTGAAAATAGACCGTTATATAATGCCATAAGAAAATATGGATGGGACAACATGAAAATAGAAGTGATTGACCAAACCTTCACATTAGAAGACATAATTACACTGGAATATAAACATATAGTAGAAAACAACTCAGTTAAAGAAGGATACAATGCTACGTTAGAAACTAAAATGGGAGGTGATAATATAACAATACTGAGAAATACAGATAAGTATGCTAATTTTGTAAAGAAATTATCAGAAAGATCTAAAGGTGAGAATAATTCTATGTATGGTAAAAAACATTCAGATGAAGCAAAAGAATTGCAGAAACTCAAAGCTAAAGGTCGATTCTCTAAACAATGGTTTGTAGATAGATACGGTGAAGAAGAAGGGATGAATAAATACAACGAAAGATCGGAAAATTTAAAGAATAGAAAAGATTATAAAAGGGACGAAAAGGGTAAGTTTAGTTCAATTAGCTGATATTTATATCAAACTGTTATATATGACTTCAAAACCGCACACGGACCAAGTTTACGCAACAAAGAAAGTTCCGAAGAATCCTATTAAATTCCACATCCAACTTAACGAAGAACAGAAGCAAGCTAAGGAAGTTATCCTTAACAACACCATTACCGTCTTAAAAGGTAAGGCTGGTTCTGCTAAAACCTTATTGGCCTGTAATGTGGCTTTAGATCTCTTATTTAAGAGGCAAATCGAAAGGATATTCATTGCCCGTCCGTTTGTCTACGCTGAAAATGAGAGCCTAGGAATCCTTCCTGGAGGCATTCAGGACAAGTTGATAGGTCTAACTACCCCAATCATAGAGAATATGTACATGTTGGCAGGTAAAGAGAAGATTGACAATCTAATTACAGATGGTACAATCAACATCTTACCAGTGGCATTTATGAGAGGTCTTACAATTAACAACTCAGTATTGATCTTAGATGAGTTTCAGAACGCTACATTGTCTCAAACCTACACAGCGCTAAGCCGCTTAGGTCAGGGTTCTAAGATCATCGTAACAGGTGATATGGCCCAATGTGACCTTAGAAATAAAAAAGAATCGGGGTTCGACTTCTTCAAAAAGCTTGAGAATGAGAACGTTCCAAACATGAAAATCGTCACATTACTGACTAATCATAGGCATGAAGTGGTTGAAATGATCTCAAATATATATGATAACTACAAAGATTAATAAACCCAACAGTTAATGATATTTATATGAGTAAAGCTTTATCATGGCAGGACAAACTGAAATATTATATTACGACGAATCTGTCGCACTTCTTCCCGTATCTGGAAATACTCCTTTTGGGTATTATGATGCTGATCCCCTCTATCAAATAGAGGCACCTAAGTTTGCTAAGTTCGCAGCAAGAAGATTAGGATATCCAATTATGGAGATAGAACTCCAGGATATTAACTTCTATGCGGCCCTAGAAGACTCAATTAGCGTCTACGGAAAGGAATTATACGAATACAAGATTAGAGAAAACTATTTCTCTATGGAAGGTAATGCTACCGGTAGTTCGTTAAACACTACGCTTATACAGCCAAACTTTGGCAATATGTTGCGTGTAGCTACAGACTACGGCTCTGAAGTTTCTAGTGGTGGTAACGTTACATATTACACCGGTTCTTTAGATATGTACGCTAACCAACAAAACTACGACTTGAACACTTGGGCGAGTGCTTCTGCATCGTTACAAGCTGGAGATACTATTGAGATTAAAAGAATTTTCTACGAAGCACCACCAGCTATCGTTCGTTATTTTGACCCTTATGCTGGTACTGGTACCGGTATGATGTCATTAATGGAGACTTTTGGATTTGGTCAATTTTCACCTGGTATTAACTTCATGTTGATGCCTGTGTACTTTGATGTAATGAAAGTTCAAGCAATTGAATTTAACGATCAGATTCGTAAGTCAGCTTATGGATTTGAGTTAGTTAACAATAAACTTAAGATATTTCCAATTCCTTCATTTGATAGACATCTGCACTTCACTTACATCAAGAAGTCAGAAAGAAACTCAGTATCTAGAGATACTAGAACAAACTTGATTACTAACGTAAGCAATGTTCCATATGCTATTCCGGTATATTCTCAGCTTAACTCAGTATTTAAGAAATGGATATATGATTATGCATTTGCGGTATGTAAAGAGACATTAGGTAATATTCGCGGTCTTTACAATTCTCTGCCTGTTCCTGGCGCTGAAACAACCTTAAACGGTTCAACACTCATTGAACAGTCAACTACCGAAAAAGCGGCTCTAATTGAGCAATTAAGGGCAACATTGGACGATACCTCTCGTCAAAAACAATTAGAGAAGAAAGCTGCCGAAGCTGCGTCTATGAGAGACACATTCACTAATTTCCCAATGCCAATCTACATATACTAATATGGCACTTTACGGAGGCCCGAGGGCAAGATCGTTCTTCAGACACCACAATAGACAGCTAATCCAAAAGATTATAGCTGAAGAGGTGTTGTATTATAAGTTATCTTTGAAGGAGACTAAGTACAACATTTATGGTGAATCTAAGAACAAAATGTTCTTTAATCCAATATTGATTACGTGTTTGTACCAAGTACAAGATCAACTTTCACAGGACGATACGTATGGTAAGAGCAAATCTCAACAAGTAGATTTTAGATTCTTAAGACAATCTCTTATAGATATAAATTTGTTACCGGAGCCAGGTGATATCATCTGCTGGCAAGAATCTTACTACGAAGTAGATCTAGTGGTTGAGAATCAACGCATAATGGGTAAGAACCCAGAGTACTCTTTAGAGTCGGATTTACAAAAATATGGTGAATCGTGGTCTATGATATGCAAATCTCATTTAACTAACGTTAATACTCTTAACATTATTAAAACTGTATAATGCCTCCACAAATCAAGACAATTAAGAACATACCTAAGACGGAAGGTGAGATATTAAATAGTTATATTACGCCGTACGATAATAGTATAGGCAAGCCTGATATACACAAATATCAAAGAGGCAACGATACGACGGTGCGCGGTGAAGAGATCAAGAATATTTCTGTTGGTATTGAAGATATTGATGATGCATTGATTTATTATTTTGATAATGTGATCAAACCTTACGTTATAAACGAGGGTACAAAGCAAGATATACCTGTGATATTTGCAGATGGTGAAAGATGGAAGACAGCTCAAAAAGACGGTCAATATAGAGATAAAGAAGGTCGTATTCAGTTCCCAGTGATCACACTGAAGCTCGATGCGATGGACAAAGACAGGAGCTTAACCAACAAATTAGACGGTAATGTAGCTAATATTTACACTACTTACCAGAAGAAATATACGAATAAGAATCAATACGATAACTTTTCTGTGCTTACAAATAGGACTCCAGTAAGAGAATTTTACAATGTTGTGGTACCAGATTACTACAAAATCACTTACAGCTGCGCTGTTTACGTGTCGTTCAGAGAGGATTTAAACAAGATTATAGAGGCTATTACGTACAGATCTGATTCTTACTGGGGAAAACCAGGAAGATATCAATTTAAAGCCAAAATAGACACCATTCCGTTCACTAGTCAGGTAGCTGACGGCGAGGATAGGAAGTTCATAAGCACCTTTACAATAACATTGAACGGGTATCTTACCCCTAACAACATAGATAGATTCTTAGCTACTGAAAAATTCAAGTTTAGAGGTAAGACTCAAGTGTTTTTTACCTTAGAAGCGTCTAATCAAGACGTTGAAGCGGTACAATTTGCAGCTGCTGCGATAGGTAAAGCTGCTACAACTGCCTATATACCAGAGGGTGTTACAGTAAATAGCACTGTTCAGAACGTATCTATCCTAGACAACCTAGTTATAGACTACTTGAACACTAGTGTGACTGAAAAAGCAGACTATATGACCTATAATACTGCTAGATTTGATAGCTCATCTATCAAACAACCACCTACATCATCTACTTTACCTACGACATCTCTCGTAGATTTCAGGTTCTTTGTGAACGGAGTACACGTAAACGATTTAAGCATCGTTTCGTTCGTTCAAACAAGCAGTTTCACCATTTTAACGGTGAATACAGCCTCATTAGGTTATGCATTAGACAGTGGAGACGAAATAATAGCAATCGGTAAATTCGCATAATATGGCAATCATTAGGACTAAACAGATAGAGAAAATATTTGAGGGAGACATACAGATATCAGGGTCAATTTCAATCCTTGGTAACGCTACATTTGTCCAATCTCAGTCCATTGTGCCTGCCATAACCGTCTCTGGGTCCGCTCATATTGTACCTACCAACATCTTTAGTGGGTCTCTTTACATCCAAGGTCTTGGAACTTTTGCTGACACCGGATCAAATGCAATTGTTGATCTTGGTAACGAATCTTTTTAGTATAATCCTGATATTTATATAAGACTTATATAAGTCGGGTTCAAGTACATACTAACTAAGATAGACGCATACATATGCAACAAACACTGATACTTCGCAGAAGTGCGGTTTCTGGTAATAAACCTACCACATTGAAACTGTCACTAGGTGAGATAGCCATTAACACATTTGATGGTAAACTTTTTATCCATAAGAGTGGATCAAGTGGCGCGTCTATAGAAGAAATCTTAGTTGGTAACACACGAAACACCGGCTCTCTAACCATTTCAGGTTCAAGTCACACACTCATTGGAAATACAAGCGTGACAGGTAGCCTTTCAATTAAAAGCGCTAGCGGATCACTATCTATTGGAACCTATTCGGAAATTACACACAACGTTACCGGATCGGTTCCTCATTACATGTCATTTAAGAACGGCAACACAGATATTTTTAAAGTAAACTCTCAAGGAGTGATGCAGGTAGCAAGCTTCGACACGCTTCCTACACCAGTCCCTGGAGGTTTTGTTATGTCATCATCAGGAGCATTTTATATTTATAAACCTTAATAAGAAATAGATGGCAGCAACTTGGGTCCAGTTAGCAGCAGAAGGCGGAAACGTAATTTTTAATTCGGTAACTGCCTCGTTCTCCGGATCGTTTAGTGGTAGTGTAGATGGTACTGCTAGTACTGCTATTAATGCTGACACAGCAAGCGTTGCCCCTAGGTATACGCTTACATCTTCGTTTAATACCTTTAGCTCTAGCTATGTAAATGCTAGTGCTTCGTTTAATACGAGAATTAATCAAGTTACAAACGCTACTGGTGGATTTGTAACCACTCAGTCATTTCAAGCGTTTACTCAATCGATGCAGTCGTTCACGTCTAGCATCAATACTCAAATTGGTATCATCTCTGCAAGTTACGCTACAACAGCTAGTAACTTATTTAGAGGAGATCAAACTATAAGCGGTAGCATTACTATTACAGATACAATCACAGCTCAGAGATTAGTTGTTCAGACTGTTTCATCATCTGTAATTTATAGTTCAGGATCAAACGTATTTGGTAATTCATTATCGGATACTCAAAGAATGTCAGGTAGTGTAACCATTAGCGGTTCATTGACAGTGAATGGTAGTCAAGCTATATTGACTAATCAGACATCTTCAATGCACGTGTTGCTTGCCGACACAGCTTCAGTTGCTCCTAACTATACATTAACGTCTTCTTTCAATACACTTAGTTCTAGTATTTCTACTGACAGTGGATCTTTCAACAGTAGGATTACAACTAACAGTGCAAGCTTTTCCACGTTCAGCGGAAGTTATTCAACTGATAGTGGATCATTTGATAGCAGAATTAGAAATTTAAGTTCTAGTGTTTCTACCGATAGTTCTTCTTTCAATTCTAGAATAAACACTAACAGCGCAAGCTTCTCTACATTCAGTGGAAGCTATGTATCTGACAGTGCATCGTTCAATACAAGATCTAATAATAACAGCTCTAGCGTTGCATTATTATCTAGTAGCTTCATAACTACTAGTGCATCTTATACAGCGTTTAGTGCTTCATATAACTCAGGATCATTCAGTGGATCATTCACAGGATCATTCAGAGGAGATGGTGGTGCGTTAACTAACATCTCAGCGTCAAGCATCGTAGGTTTACAATTAAACCAAATAGCTAGCGGTAGCGCTACAGCATCTATCAGTCCTATTACAGGTTTATCTGTTAATATTAAGACCTCGATATCAGGAACATTAGCTGTTTCACAATCTATAAATGCATATAATATCAACGCAGGAACACCAACATCAAACGCATGGCAAAGTAATCTGTCAGGATCTTATTTCAACAACTTCACATCTCAAACAGATGTGTCTGAGATATTAAGATTCATCGCTGGATTGTTATCATCATCAGCACCAGATGCTTCTCCGAATACAAGAACGTATAGTACTTATACAGCTGCAGCTCAGAATACCACAACAGGTACTGTAACAGCTGGTAGTATACCTCAAAGTAGTAGCAACACAACTTTATTGTATCTTAACAGTAAAGGATTTGCTAATACTGGTAGTACTATTTTCAATGGTATATCTACAATATACACAAGTACATCTTATGGATATACTTACACAAGCGTAGCTGCCGGAACTACAATAGTAACTTCATCAGCAGATGCTCAGTTATTTGGTTTAGGTATATTGAGTAGCGGTACTCCAACTACATTCAGTGTATCTGGTTCAACAATATTTAGATTTAAAGATAACAGTGCTAAGACAGATGTTGCTACATCGTCTTCACAACAAATAATAACTCAAACAGGAGCTGGTACAACTAGTGGCGTAACCTTAGCTAAGATCAATACAGCTAACCCAGCAGTTATCCCAGCAGCTTATCAAGATGGTAAGTTTGCTTCTGTGTTTGGTCCTTCATTATACAATGGTGGAGCAGCTGCAGTAAGCTCTAGTGGTTACTATCATATATCAACTTCAATCGCTATTGCTAGTGGATCTAGTGCTTACACTACTCCAATCAACAGTGCAGCTGAGATTTTCTATGCTCCGTTAACAACCATCTCTACTAACGTTCCTGCAAACACAATTGCAGCGACATCAGTATCTGCTTCTTTAACAGCAGTATCTCGTTCATTAAGTGGTGCTCCGTACTTAAGTGGATCAACATATATAGTATCATCATCTGTAACTGGTTTATTCAATCCTTTATACTATGCTAGTACTAACTTGTCATACCAATCTTTAAGTGGTACAGGTATGACCCAAACTAGTGGTGTGACTACAGTATCAACTGCTGGTGGTACTATTCAAACAGCAAACGCTGTGTATGATACTACAGGTACAACTCTTAGATCTACGTCTACTATTCCTTATGAAACAGATATAGTTAAGACAAACGCATTGTACACTTTTGGTGCAGCTAACATTACAAACGTAGGACAGACAACAAACTCGCCTACAACATTTACTGTTACAACAAACGCTACTAATAAGAACAGTTCAGCGTCAACTTATAATACACAGACGTTCCCGTACCACGTTGCCGGAACATTTGGTCAGACTGCAGCAAGTGGTAGCTTAGCTTACTTTACTAGAACTCAAGGAGCTGATAGTTCAACTGCATTAATTGAATCATTCACTGGTGAGAACTATCGTTATCAACTTACTGATACCGTTTTAACATTTAGTGCTAGTGCTTGGAACACAGCATTTGTATTAAACCAATTAAGTGGAAGTGATCTTCAAGTTAAACCTGGATACTTGGTTAAACCCGGAGGTACATATGGATATTGGATAGGTGATCCAGATGCAACTAAAACATATAAATACTATGTGAGGAAGTTTACAACTTCAGGTACTAAAACTTCTATGACATTAAACTTGGGTCAAACTTTAATTGACTGGCAGACAGCTACAACAAATACAGTAAGTGCATTGATATTATTTGAATCTTCAAATAGTAACATATACACACCTGCTAGATTCTATGACCCAACAAAAACATTATCAAACTTTGTAGCCAATATAAATGCTAACACAAATGGTCAGAATCCTTTCGGATCGACCATAGCTTTATATGGTAACACAGGTGGTTCCGTAGCAAGTACAACTTATACAATACCAATTAGAAATGCCGATGGTATGTTCTTAAACGCAACATACACTAACATATATGTATTGGTAAGATATAACGGAGATCCAACACCAATAACATCAATAACCACAACCTTTAGCTAATAATTAAGAGATGCCAATAGATAGTACCAAAAAATCCTCTAGGTTCCTCCAGAGTAGAAGATATACACATGATACTTATACAGATGCGCAAGAAGCATTTACATCGGTATTGGATATCAATGCCGGTGAGGTTTATACAGATCAGAATCTAATTCTTTCTAGTGGTTTACCATTTAGCGGAAGTGGACAGAACGGTTCTATTTATTCTTCAGGTGGACAAAACGTAATGAAATACTGGTATCGTCAACCAATGACGAAATCGGATTTGAACAATGAGGTATGGTTTTTCTTAAACCCAACAGGATCTTCTACAGGTATTGGTGCTCAGTTGATCGATGCTAATCAACAAACAAATTTCATCTCTCCAAAATACGCGATTCCTTCTTTAACAAACGCAAATACTGAAGACGCTACTCCTGGTTATGGAGTAAAAGTATTGATTGATGGTACACAACAATCAGTTAACAACTATGCGTTTGACTATAAGACAGGGGTACTTGAATTCGTTTCTGCAAGCTTAGCACCTACAGCAAGTCAAGTTGTATACATTACAGCTTATCAATATGTAGGTAGAACTTTATTGACATATAACACAGGTTCATTCAGCGGTTCATTTACTGGATCTTTCTCAGGTACAGCTTCATATGCTAGCCAAGCTAATAGCTCATCTTATGCAGTTAGTTCTAGTTACGCTTTAAGTGCATCTTACGCGTTATCTAGCTCATATGCTTTAAGTTCTAGTTATGCTTTAAGTGCATCTTACGCTTTAAGTTCTTCGTACGCATTATCTAGTTCATACGCTCTAAGTGCATCATACGCTCTTAGTTCTTCTTATGCTTTGAGTGCTTCATATGCTCTAAGTTCATCATATGCTTTTAGTTCATCATACGCAGCTACATCTTCGTTTGCTGATAATTTCTTAGTAGCTGGAACAATTACAGCTCAAAGATTAGTAGTTCAAACTATTACATCTTCAGTAGACTTTGTAACAGGATCAACTCACTTTGGTACTATCATAACTAACACACATGAATTTACAGGTAGTGTTGGTATATCTGG